TACCTGCAAAGTAAGTATCAAAAGTATCTACAGATGTTTGTCTCATTGTACCTGCATCATTAGTAACAATGCCATCACTACCTGCAACTGCTGTAGTGCCTACTGAGGTGTCACCATCTGCCACAGTGTTTATTTCTGCACCATTAGCACTAACACCCTCTACGTTTTTGTTTGCATCTACGTATGCTTTGATACTTTGTTGTGTAACTAATTTAGTTGCACTATTAGAAGCCATATCATCTTCATCAGCTATATCTGTAATTGTTACAGTACCGTCTGACAAACTTCCAAAGGTAACTGTGCCTGTTGATGTAATATTAGATGATCCAGTATCTATAGCACCAAACCCAGAAGTAATACTACCACTATTTAATGCACCTACTGTAGTAGCTGCTGTAGTTACTAGATTAGGCATTGCAGTTATTTCATCGTCAAAGTATGCTGCTAGGTCTGTTACTGCAACCTGCTTCATAGTGCCATCATCATTAACAACTACTCTGTCTGCATCTGCTATAGTGGTGCTTGATGCTGATGTACCACCATCCATAATATTTAATTCTTCAGGTGTAGCTGTAACCTGTGTTGCACTTACTGCTGCTAATACTGGAATTGTTCCTGATTGATTTGGAAGATTAATTGTACGATCAGCAGTGGGGTCTACTATGGTAAGTGTAGTTTCATTTGCATCAGCAGTAGCACCCTCAAACACAATCGCATTAGCTGCATTCATAGTAACTGTATCTACGACTGTTTGTGTGCCTTGTACTGTAAGATTACCTGCAACGGTTAAGTTATCACCTATAGTTACTTCAGACGTAGTGTGTCCTATTGTTACAGGAACACCACTAGTTTCTGTAGCTATCTTTAGTGTGCCTGTAGAATTAGCTATGAGAGAGTTTGTACCATCATGTTGTATTTGTAAATCGTCACCTGTACCTAATTTAATTATAGCAGAGTCAGGCATATCTAAATGACTAGTAGGACTTACAGTTCCAGCAAATGTTACGTTAGCTCCATCAAATGTAGCAGAAGTGGTAGATCCAGACTTAATTACTAGATTACTACTACTATTAGTAAATGCACCATATTGTGTACCGTCATCCTTTAATACTATATCAGCACCACCTGCATCTAGGTTGATATCTCCTGCAACATCTATTGTCATGTCACCAGAAGATAATGCTATGGTTGTGCCATCTATGTTAAAGTTATCTATATCGATACCAGCATCAGCAGTAATCTTACCAGTAACTCCTAGTGTACTGCTCATGTCTACAGCACCATTTATATCTATCGTAGTACCGTTTATTTCTACTTCACTATCTGATACAAGGTCTAATACACCATCAGCAGATTGATGTATATAAGTACCACTATCGCCAAACTGTAGTTGATTAGTGCTGTTTAGTAAAACACCTGTATCAGCTACATGAGTTAGTGTAACATCCTGATCATCACCTAAATTAATTACTGCACCATCAGCAAGGAACAGATCACTAAACTCTAGGGATGATGTACCCAGTGATGCTCCATCTGATGCATCAGGTAGAAATGCAGTAGATGCAGTTATATTTGTACCTGTTAAAGCACCAGTAACATCTAATGTACCAGCTACAGTAGCATTATCATCTACAGTAAGAGTATCTATTTTAGCAGTGCCATCAAGATGAAAATCTTTAAACTGTAGTGACGTAGTGCCTAGATCTATATCATTACTAGTTATGGGAACTATCGCACCATCTTGGATACGAATTTGTTGCACAGAAGAAGAACTTACCTCTGTATAAAATTCTATGTGATTATTAGATGTATCTATAAGTATCTTATTGTTTTGATCCGCATCTGCAATACGATCTATTGGTGGCCCTTCTGCTGCTGTACCGTCATGTGAGTGACCAGTAGAGTTATTAAAGGCTGCTAATATTTGGTTTAGTTCTGCGTTAATTGGTGCTGCTGATATAATCTCACCACTAACGATCTGTGCTGATGATTGTCTGGTATATCCTGCCATTATCTATATCCTGCATCTTGATAAGTAATCGAGAACCCACTAATACTATATGGTGATTGAGTTCCTGTCGATGTTATAACCAAGGATATTGCTCTCCCTGATCCTTGGATGTTCGACTCTAGTACTGGACTAGTCGAACCATCATATCTAAAAGTAGCATCAAATGTGCTTGCTGTTGTTGTATATCTCGCTAATGAACCTGCTGTTGTAATAGAATACGTGCTTGGGTCTGGTGTATTAGGATCATCCCAATCATACGCTATACCTAAATTAATTGTAGATTCACCTTCTGGCCTGGTAAATAATGTGACATGCTGAAATATTTTGCGTTTTTCGGTAGAGTCGAAATATAAAAATGGCGATGCATAAACAGCAGTAACATCAGCAGTATTGAATGTACTACCACTCTCTTGTTTAAATATTTCACCATCTCCATCACCATGTAAAACTACCTCAACATTATTTATTAAACCACTAGTAGCAACGAATGCTCTTATACCTAATAACTCTCCAAACTCCCAACCAACTCTTCTATCTGCAAATCTAAGACCACCTATTATACCTGCTGTATCTGCTGCTGATGTTGTAGTTTTTGGAAAAAAATATCTAAATTGAGATTTATTATTAATAACAACAGCAGACATATTAGCTAAATCATGTGTGCTTGGTAGTGATTGTAGTAGTTGTTGCACTGGTTTAGATATAGTTTCAAGTTCAACGTCACCTATTCTAGCTGTACCTTGTATAGGACGTATGCCGTCAGCAGCTAAGAATAATACGTCACCACCTAATTCTATAATACTATCTGTTGCAATGCAACCAATATTATTTGTTACCTCTGATAAAGCAAAGTCAGATGAGCTTGATCCTGTTAATCTTTTAATTTTATTTTTACCAAATACAAATAAACTGTCTCTAAACTTTGCTATTCCTGTAACATCAAATCCTACATTTATACTTCCTGATCCACTAGCAGATCTAAATCTATTATCAGTATTAGGTTCACTAAATAATAACTTATTTGGTCCTAATCCTGTTGTTGGAAAACCTGCATAAAACTGATGGTTTTTAAAGTCTGTACTAAAAGATGCACCTGTTGGATTTGCATCATCACTAGTTGTATGATTACTAAAAGTAGTTCCATCAAATCTAGCAGGAGTATTTACACCATCACATAGTATAACTGATTCTGTTCCTGTAAAAGAGTTAAAAGAATGCCTAACTTTGTTTACACCTATAGAAGATCTAAAAGAATGTACTTTAGTAAAACCACTTGTAGTATATTTCCAAATACTATAATATTGACTATATATTGCTGTTACAGAAGAACCACCTCCAGTAGCACCACTTGTAGCAGTAGAAGTAAATGATACTGTATAACTATTTGCATCAGGCACACTAACGACTGCCATTTCTACAGAGTTAGGTGTTATTCCCCCTACAGCAGAGCTACCTGAGAATGTTACAAAATTACCTACAGATAATCCATGCGAGGTATGTGATACTGTTATTGTTGCACTACCATTAGTAACTGTAAAAGGATTAGCACCTAATGATTGAGTTTTGTCTAGTGCTTTAAAAGTAACTGAACTTCCACCACCTGCACCACTACCACTTGCATTAGATGTAAAAGTAACTGTGTAGCTATTTGCATCTACTACAGATGCTATGGTCATTTCAACATCATTCGGTGTTATGCCATTAACAGCAGCAGACCCTGAAAATATAACTCTATCGTCTACTGCTAATCCATGACTAGTATGTGCTACGGTAATTACTGCACTGCCACTGCTAGTAGTAAATGGATTAGAACCTAATGAACCTGTGAAATCACCACTATTTCTTCTAACAGCGTATGGTGTACCATCTAATATCCAAAGACCTATTACTTGCCCTAAACCTGATACACTACCAAAACTAGAATCAAATGCAGTATATCCATTTATTCTTCTATATCCACCAAATTGAGATATCTCCATATTTAACATACGAAGAGCAGCACCTGGGTTTTGTATTGCTAATGATAAAGCATCTTCATTAGTAAACAGCCCACCTTTTGATAGAACTGTTACGTCTTTTAAAGCATCTACCATTATATATTACCATGTGGTACATTTATCAATCTGCTAACTCTAGTATCTCTAACGTCTGTAAATCTGTTAATTAGTATTGTACGCATTCTATCTACACCATCTTCAAATCTTTGTCTAGCTATAGCAGATTGTTGAGCATTATCTCTGAACATATAACAGTGATATAATGCACCATCTATTACTACGTGTTTAAATGGATCAGGTACAGACATGGTATCTGTGGAGTTAGTCATGTCAGATGCAAATGCAAAGTAGCTAAAGCTTACACCATATGTAGCATCTGGTCTAGGTGTAAAACCTGCTTTATTATCTAATGTTCTATAAACATATATAGGCTGATCAAAATCACTTGTGGTTGCTTCAGCATCTCTTTCATAAAATCTTCTTATAAATGTATCGTAGTCGATAAGTTTTAAATTACGTGCAGAATGATTATTGTCTGAGTCAAAATTTATTCTAAACGAATCCCAATCTGCTATCTTGTAATCAGCAGGTAAAGAGTACTCTTGTTGACCTACAACGAGTGTCAAGGAACCAGCAGTAAAATTAAATGGGAACTCAAATTCTTTTTGTGATATCTCTTGGATTGATGAATTTATTGCATCTTTTACTTGAGCGCGAAAACCTGTTGCTGTATCAAAATCAGTCGCAGTTAATTCAACTTCATTTAATCTACGTAAGGTATCATTAACTAATGTAAGAAAAGTAGTAGCCATATCATATCCAAAAATAAGATAAAGGGGTAGCTCAAGTTAATGAACTACCCCAAAATAAATTAGGCTAGGGTATCCCTAGCAGCAGCTACAGGTTCTGCACCCTGTTCGTTAAGATCAACGACAGTAGCATAAACCCTAATTCTGCCAGTAGTAGGTGCTGCACCAGCAAGTGTAACATCAATCGTATCAGTTGTTGAAACAAACTGTGTATACGTTGAAGCAGCCGAACCAACAATAGTGTTAGTTTGACCGTTTGTACCTGCTGCACAGAAACCTGTCGAGGTTACGTCTGCACCATCAACGATATCATCACCTCCTGCAAAATCAATATCAGCAGTTACAGAAGAGTTAAATGCTTTCATAACTTCTGCACCAGCGTTAAGTACGAGTACTCCTGCTGGTATTTCTAGAAGTTGGAAAACATCTCCGTCTGCACCTGAGTATCCTTTTGCAGCCATGTCATCAATATCAAGAGTAGCTTCAATGTTATACATTACGTGACTATCTTTTTTAGATGGTAAAGCAGCAATCGAGTCAGCCCCTACACCTACGGTATCGGCATCAGTCATATCATATGTAGCCATGATCTATCCTCCTTAACCTGCGATGTTATAAATGGCGCGACAAAGAGCTTCTGGGCGAAGAATCTTACGTCCGTATAAATGCATACCACGAACAATATCAGCAAAGCTGTCGTTGTCACGATATGTCTCTACCTTCTCTACTTGAGAAGCTGTAGCAACAGCAGAGTCGTGTCCTGCAACAATAACACCAAAGTTAGAACTTGAACCGTTAGTGTCGATAGTTGATGAACCTGTTCCTACTGAAGGAAGGTTGTTGGACATATAAACTCTAAAGCCTCTAATTAAGCCAGATACTACTCGACCATTCCTTAGAATGTCACCAGCATTTTGTCCACCAGCAAAGTCATTGTTTAGAAGCTTACTGTTTTCGTCGTTTAGCTGTTCAGCAAAGACAGGATCGATAACGACCCAACGACCATCACGGTCTACATTTTGCTGGTCTAGTAAACGAGCCATACGGTTTAGAACCTCTAATGGGGTTGCTTCACCAGTAGATCCATCTGGATGCGTAGCAATCGAATCAGAGGCAGAACCACCTGATACAAAGCTTGCGCGAGAGATCTTCATGGAAGCTAATAAACCGTCTGCTGCAACAGATACTGGATCAGTACCTGCTTTATCAGCAGCAACTCTAGCTGCACTTGCATTTGCGTGTAAGGCAGCTTGTTTGAAACCAGATAAGTAACCTAGTACTTCTTGGTCAAACTGATCTTTTAGACGATACCCTGCACGATCACTTGCCATTGATTCAAAGTTTACGTGAGAGTGTGCCTCTTCAATGTCATCGATTTTAAAAGCAAAGTAGTTAGCTTTATCGACAACAAGGGTGAAGTCCTCATCGTCTAAGTCTTGTGGAGTTACTTGCGTACCCCTTGCATATTCTTGAACCGTGATTTCTGGTTCTTTGATAATACGTACTGTATCACCAAAATTTGCGATCTCACCAAAGTAGTCACTGTTGGTAATATCTTCAATCACGCTAGTCTTACGGAAAGCCGATTGTACCTTCTTACTGTAAATAACAGGAGAGAAGTTACCGTTAGGCAGGTTTCCGTAACCAGCAGCAGTCTTAAAAGCCATTGGTTATCTCCTTTCGGCTATTATCGAAACGAGCCAACTATTGACAATTCAAGGCTACATCTTTAGGGTGTAGGATAAACCTGGCCTAACGAGTGTAGGTAGTTGAAACTTCTTCAGTTAGCATAAACAGGAAGGTAGTCTTATTGCTAAGAGGCTTCCGAACACTAGCAAATACCTATGCTAGTTTTAGTAATATACAAAGTATATCATATTTTAATTAATTTGTCAAGACTTTTTTTATCTTGCACCACCACTAATATCATAAACAAAAGTGCCGTTTGCTATAGATTCTGAAATAGCATCTTCATGCTTTTCCCAATCCTTACTGCTAAGATTTTTTACCCTAGATTCTGACCATACATTACGATCTTGTGTCTTTGGTTCTTCTGCTCTAGAAGATTTCTTTACAGACTTAGCAGCTTCTTTAGTTTCTGATTTAGTATCTGGTTTGTTTGTTTCTAGTTTATATAAATCAATCGCTTTAGCAGCAGCTAAATGATCAGTGTCATTTTCATACAAAGCAGACTGTATCCACTTTGGTTGTGCTGCTACCCAATCATGAAAGTCTTCGCTAACACGTAACTCTTGAAAGTCTGGATGAAGTTTAGAAAGTTCTGTCTCAGCTTTTTCTATCTGAACTTTAGTCTGCATTTCATCTACATACTTTAACTTTTCTTCTACATCCTTTCTAGCTTCTATAGCTTTCTTTGTAGCGATTGTTTCTACTATCTTGGCAACGTCTGGATATTTCTCAGCCCATTGCTCTAGTTCTTCATCTGTTTTAGGTAGCTTAACTTGTTTTCTTGTAAGTCCTTCTACCTGTTCCTTTAGACTACGTATTTCAGAATCATGTGTTTCTTGTATCTTTTGTACGTGTCTACGTAAATCTCCATATCTTTTTTTAAATGTTTTTTCTTCAGGATTAAGTTCAGCTTCTGCTTTTGCTTCTTGTTCAGCTTCTACTTCCTCCTCTTCTACTTTATTTCTTTCTGCTTCTAGTTCTTCAATCTCTTTATCTTCTTCTTCTATGCTTTTCTTTTTGTAACGTATTGGTTGTGTTTTTACTTCTTGTACTACTTGCATTTTATTTCACTTTCTTTTCGGGGGCATCTAGTAGCTTTTCACCATGAAAAGGGTAGAAGGTAGCCCTAACATATAGATTACGTAACGTAACCTACTCCTTCAACATATTGGCCCTCACCCATTATTCCTGACCTTGGGCCTCTAAGTCTTTTTGCTCTTTCTTTACTAGAGTCATAAAAAGTTGTTCCTTGTCTTCCTCCAGATAAAACACTAATACCTTGATTAACTATATCAGTTTCTGCTGGTGCATCTAAATCAAACTTATCTAAAAACTCTATTTGCTCTCTTTCTTTTTTATCTAGAGTTCCAGCTTCCTTACCAGATCTAAGTCTTTCTAATTCATTATCCGTAATATTTAATACAGTATTAAGTTGAGTAGGTTGTTCAAAATTTTCTGGATCTAAACTTTCTCCAAAGTAATCTATCTCATTAAAGAATACTTTTTTAAATACATCTCTGTTTGTAGCTCCCTCTGGTATGTCAGAAGCTTTTAATCCTTGTTTTAATATTCTACGTTTGTCTGCTAATGCATCTAAACCTTTTTTTAGTCGTTCATTTTGTTTTATACTAATTGCTCCTCCAAGATATTCGTCACCTTTGTTATAACCATCCATTACAAACGCATATTCTTCACTATCAACTCCTGCCAAATCTAGTAACTGTCTAACTTCTTTGTCATTTCTATAAGCATTTGATCCCTCTCCACCTCCTGCACTAGGATCATAAACATATGAAGATCGTTTTTTTCTTGTTTGTAACTTTGATCCTTCTAATACAGGATTATCTTTATAAATATAGTTTTCACTTTTCATATTACCATAATCCTCTGGCAAATCAGGTGTATCCCTAAGCGGATCTCCTAGTACATCTGCTCTTATCTCTTCGTATGTTTTAGGTTTTTCCATTGCCGCTAGTTGATCACCTAACTGCATATCACCTGCTACAGTTCCTACACCAGCTATGTTGTAATCTACAGCACCACCAGTATTAAACCTTGCCATTAGACCACCTGAACGTAGTTCTGCTTCGTCTTCACCTGCTTCAGCAGGACCAGTTTCTGCTGGATCACTAGTCTGTTGCTCTTGATCTTGTAAATCTGTATCTACCTCAGCCATACCTTTTTCTGTGTCTGCTTGCTCTTGCTCCATTGACATTAGATCTTTAGCACGATCTACTTCAAAAGAATATATATCTTGTAAAGACTGACCAATTACGTCAAAACTAGATGCTGTTCCTCCTACATCAGGATCAGCAGGATCTGCTCCTTCTGGACCTTCATTTTGATTTATAAAATCATCTATTGCACCTTTATCTACAGTGAGACTACCTTTAGGTGTTTTAATTTTTAAAAATCCTACTTCAGGATCAAATACAGTTTTGAATACTGTTGGACTACGTTGAGTAGCGATACTTGATCTAATATTTAACATATCATCATCTAGTGTTCTGTCTATGTCTATGTCTCTATTTATTTGACCACCCTCTGACATTTTTGGTGGACACATCATACCTTGAGGTTTAGCTGCTATAATTAAAGTCTCTGTTACTTTACCTTCAGGTTGTATAAACTTCATCTCATCATCATCATTCTCAGGCTTACCATTCTCATCAACATTCTGGATCATACCTAGATCCTCCATCTGTTGTATCTCATGTAATACTTTCTGATGCATATCCATAATACGCTCTAGTCCTAGATACCTAACTACATTAGCAGGTAGCACATATTCACCTTCTGACAACATTGCAGGTATATCATCTGCTACTTCTTCAGGTTTAGCTAGAGGTGGTGGATCTCCCTCATCTTCATCCTCATCATCATTATCTTTACCATCAAAGTCTGCTTCTACAGCACCACCCTTATTTAGGTTTAAATCATCTACTTCAAACCCTTCATCAAATGTAACATCACCTAAACTTTTAAAGAAGGTAGTAAATATGTCATCACCTGATGGTGTATCATCCATATCTGTTGCTGATACTTGCGTGTCATCTGCAATCATAGTATCATCTCTAGATTCCATCTCTATACCTGGAATATATTCGTCATCTTCAAATCCTGTAGTAGTGTCTGGTTTTTCTCCAGCAACTCTTGTACCCTCTTTCGTAGCTTTCTTCATTTTTTCTACTTGTTCTTTTTCTTCTTTTGCTGTACGGATACGTTTACTTCCTGGTGCATCGCGAAGATCTCCAAAATCTA